ACACAAGGTACAGGTGCTAATCCTGTTTGGGGAGATTTAGTTTCTCCAATAGTAAAAGTCACTCAACTTGAACATACAACAAGATATAATCTGAGTGATTCAGCAAACAACGCATTATTTACTATGACTGTAAATAAATCAAAAGACGCTTCTACAAGTTATTTACTTGTTCACGGACAAATTCCATCAAGAGGTGCTTATTCAGACTATTGTGGACAATATTTTGATTGTTTAACAACAGGTGTCACTTGCCACGAAACTAATGACAGTGCCGCATTTAAAGGAATTGCAAATGGAGAATCTAATGGAACTTCAAGACAGCAAATAACTTCTATTAATCAAAAATGGCAAGATACAACTAATCTTGGTGCAGGAGACCATATTTTTGAATATGGTTGGAGAACTAAAAATGGTACAAGTGGAAATAGACCTGCACATCAAATTAATCCAACAAGTAGTGATGATGGTAGAATCCACAATTTTAGTTCTACATTTACATTTTACGAAATACTAATTTAATAAAAAAGGAGAATAATTATGGCAACATTTGATGACGCTATGGAGAAACTTGGAAAAAACTTTACTTATTCAGGTGAAGCTCCAACGAATGAAAGTGAGTACAATACTCATATAGAAGGTAAAACTGATATGCCTACTTGGACAGAAGTTCAAACAGTTATGTCAGAAATCGTACCTGAAGAAACTGTTAGAACAAATGCTAAAGCTAAGTTAGTTGCAGGAGAAGCATTAACTGAAGCTGAAGCTAATACAGTCGTTTCATAATAAATAAACAAGGAGTAACAATAAGATGCTACCAGTAGGAACACTTTTAAATATAGGTGGAAAACTTGTAGGCGGATATATGTCTCGTAGAAGAGCTATATCTGACCAAAAACATAAAGTAGCTTTAGAAGAAATTAGAACAGGGAATGAAAGAGCTAAAAGAAATGGCTCATTATTTCTTGATTTAGTTCTTGGTGCTTTTATTTTAGCACCTTTAGGTATTCTAGCGTATGGAACATTTTGGGGAGACCCTGCGATGTTAGCAAAAACTAGAGATTATTTTGACTTGCTAAAAGAGATACCTGAAGTATATTTATACTTAATCTTTATAGTAGTCGGCGGTAACTATGGAATATCAGTTACTAATTTATTATCAGGAAAGAAGTTTAAATAAAAATGAAAGATATTAATGAATTAAATTTAGAAGTTGAAAGAGTACGAGGCGATATTAACCTTATTAAACAGTCTGTAGACACTATTAAAGACAATCATTTAGTCCATTTAGAAAAGAAAGTAAATGGAATTAATAGAGTTTTATGGACAGTTGGTATACTTATATTTACTCAATTAGTTATTACGTTGAAAGGGTTGATTATATTATAGTATGAAAAAAGACAGAATAGATGTATCAGATAAAACTGCTATAAGTATGCCTATGCGTAATTTAATAGGAATAATCTCAGCCGTAGCTGTTGGGGTGTACGCATTTTTTGGTATACAAGAAACTCTAAACAAACATAGTACGACTTTAGAGTTAATGGAAAAAGACTTAAATCAAAATACAGAATTTAGAATCAAATACCCTCGTGGAGAATTAGGTCAATCAAGTGGGGAAGCGGAGCTTTTTATGCTCGTGGAACATATGAGTGGTTTAATTGAGTCTATGGAAGAAGAATTAAAAGATATGAGAAACAATAAAGTTAATATTGATTTCTTAAAAGAACAAGTTTCAAAACTACAAATAGATGTAGAAAAATTAATTAGAAAGAACGGAGCACATTAAATGGTAGAAATGGTTTTTGCATTATTGCTAATCGCAGACCACAAGATTATTGAACATCGTATTCAAGATTCGTTAAGTCAATGTTTGAAGGCTAAGCGTTATGCGATGAAGGATAAATCATCTACTGATAGAGTGGTCTACAAATGTATAAAATCTAAGGCAAACATAGAGATTTATATGGGAGAGAAGAAAATCACTTCTTTAATATTAGAATAATGAGTAAGATTTTACTCGTTATTACTTTTTGCTCTAATTTAGGTTGTTTACCCCCAATGACTAATGAAAAATGGGTGTTTACAAATGAAAATGATTGTTATAAAAAAGGATATTACGCTATTGCAGAAATTGCTGAAACTTATATGGACACTGTAGGTGTTCAAGAGTTTAAAGCGATGCAAGTTAGAATGTTTTATAGCTGTGTATCAAAAGACCAATGGGATAAGGAAATGAAACCAGTAGAAGAAGGAAAGCCGTCAGTATTTGAGCAAAATGCTTAATATATGCAAAAATTAAAACCTTTAATTTACGCATTTTTCTTTTTTTATTTTGTTACTTATTGTACTGTAAACAAACTTACAAAAAAGGAGTCTTCTTATGATTATGAGCATAATAAGATTTATACACCGAATTACAACAAGAATAAATATGTGGGCTTACAAAAAGGAAGTATATCATAGATATTACAAACACCGAGAGAAGAAATAATGGCAAAAGCACCAAAGTGGGGAGAGAATAATTATGTTAGAGACAAGCCCAAAAAAAGAAAAGGAAGACACGCAAAGTCTCCAAACAAAAGCGTCACAAGAAAAAAATACAGAGGGCAAGGACGTTAGGATAGAAAAAATTATAGAAGAATTACCTGAATTATTAGTTAAACACGCATACCAAAAATTAAAATCAGGAGAAGAGCTAACTGCTTCAGAAATGAAAGTATGTTTAGAAGTTTGTAAAACTTATAGCTCTGAAAAATTAGGTGCAAAACCTGATAACATTCTTGAGAAAGTACCTTTTGACACAAATGGATAATCGCTTAAAAAATTTTAAGAATTTTTTGTATTTATGTTGGAAGTTTCTTAACCTACCTAACCCAACTCCCATACAATATGATATAGCAGACTATCTACAGTCAAAAGAGCGTAGATTAGTTATAGAAGCCTTTAGAGGCGTTGGTAAATCTTGGATTACGTCAGCATTTGTCTGTCATCAACTTTTACTAAATCCTCAAAGGAATATATTGGTAGTTTCAGCTTCTAAAAACAGAGCTGATGACTTTAGTACCTTTACTCAAAGACTAATCAATGAAATGCCAATATTACAACATCTAATTCCTAGAGATGACCAAAGACATTCTAAGATTAGTTTTGATGTAGCTCCTGCTATAGCATCTCACGCACCTAGTGTGAAATCTATGGGTATTACAGGGCAACTTACAGGTTCTCGTGCAGATTTAATTATTGCCGATGACGTAGAATCAGCAAATAACTCACAGACACAATTAATGAGAGATAGATTAAGTGAAACTGTGAAAGAATTTGATGCGATTATTAAACCCGAAGTGGGTCGTATCATATTCTTAGGAACACCTCAAACTGAAATGAGTTTATATAACACATTAGAGGAAAGAGGTTATAAGACAAAAATATGGACAGCGTTATATCCAACTAAAGAACAAACTATAGGTTATGGTAGTAAATTATCTTCTATTATTTCTAATGTTACTGATAAAGAAGGTGAACCTACTGACCCTGATAGATTTGATGGTATAGATTTGTTAGAGCGTTTGTCTTCATATGGACGTTCAGGATTTAACTTACAGTTTATGTTAGACACTACAATGTCTGACGCTAATAGATACCCTTTAAAGCTCAACGATTTGATTGTAGCTTCAGGTTGTACTACTTGGAATAAAGCTCCTGCTCAAATTCAGTGGGCTTCAGGTACACAACAGATTAAAGGGATAGACCCTGATATACCTAATGTAGGATTAAAGGGTGATTATTACGTTGCTCCTTTACACATATCTGACGAATACGCAGATTTTGAAGGGGTAGCTATGTCTATAGACCCTGCGGGTCGTGGGGAAGACAAAACAGCGTATGCGGTGCTTAAAATGCTTCACGGAGTGCTTTATTTGACCGATATAGGAGCTTTAGATGGTGGTTACTCAGATGCTACCTTAGAAGAGCTTTCAGCTATAGCTAAACGTAACAAAGTGAATAACGTGGTTATTGAATCTAACTTTGGTGATGGTATGGCTACAGCGTTATTAAAGCCTGTTATGGCTAGAATACACCCTTGTCAAATTGAAGAGGTAAGACATAACATACAAAAAGAGAAAAGAATTATAGATACCTTAGAGCCTATTATGAATACTCATAGGCTAGTGGTAGACGAGAATACAATTAAAGAAGACTTCAAGTTAGAACCTAATCATCAACTGTTTAGGCAAATGACTAGAATAACTAGAGATAAAGGTGCGTTAAGACACGATGACCAAATTGACGCATTAGCTATTGCGGCTAATTACTGGGTTGAGAGAATGGACAGAGACCAAACTTTATCTTATCAACAACATAAAGACGAACTAATCAACAAAGACTTAGAAAGGTTTATGGAGCACACAGTAGGTAGACAACCTAGACGGGATAGGTTCATTTAAGTACCCGTATTAGGGAAGACAAAGGTTAAAGCTATTACTATAGCTGTTTACTTACTCACTCTTCTTATGAATATAGAATTATGGAGAAATGTGAAAATTGTGGACACGAGTGCCACTGCGACAAAGAGACTCATCAAGATGATTGCTGTGGGTCTTGTAACTGCGATACTACTAGGGACAACGATAGGACATACGAAAACAATGGATAATACTGAAATAGAATATTTAAAAAAGAGAATTAAAAAACACGAAGGTTATAGAGAACTACCTTATAATCTTAAATATAAGACAACAGATGGAAAAGTAGTAAAAGAAAACTTCTCTACAGCAGGTTATGGTCACGTCATTCAAGAAGGAGAAGTAGAACCTGAAGGTGGTTACACTAAGGCATATTGGGAAGGTGTCTTTGAGAAAGACTTTAAGAACGCTCACGATGGAGCTTTAAAACTGTTAGGAGACAGTAATGTCCACCCTACAGCAGTAGGTATAGTAACAGAAATGATATACCAAATGGGATATAATGGTGTCTCTAAGTTTACAAATACCTTAAAATTAATTAAAGATGGTAGATACCAAGACGCTAGTATAGAAATGTTGGACTCAAACTGGGCTAAACAGACTGAAGGCAGAGCTATAGACTTGTCTAAAATAATGAAAAGCCTAGAAGCTAATATTCAGTAGAAAAATTTGAGTAGGTATCACGTCTACGGCGAGAGCCACGCTCCCCCAAAG